CGTCTCGCCCTGATCGACGCTCGACCACCTCACTCAACCTTCAAAAAACCAAAATCATGAAGAGCATCTTCTACCAAAACACCGGCCGCGTGATCCGCGACGAGTCCGAGATGGCGACCCTGAAGTCCGACGAGATCGTCCGGGACAACGCCATCCTCGCGCCCGTCGAGATGAACGACCGGCGCATCTCCCGCAAGCAGCAGACCATCTGGAAGAACGGCCGCCAGGACGACGGCTTCGATCGCAACAACGCGGTCGGCGACGTCGCCGACACGGCAACCGGCTACCAGATCGCCATCGACACCCTGACCTACATCAAGAAGCAGGTCAGCGACCAGAAGTTCTACACGGTGGCCCCGGCGGACTTCATCCCGGTCGTGGTGGGCGACGGCGCGTTCTCGGACCAGATCCTGACGAACCGGAGCTACTCCAACGCCGACGACTTCGAGTCCGGCAACCTGCGGACCGGCGCCTCCGACGCCCGGCTCGCCTCGGTTGACGTCTCGGTGGACGGCGTCGTGGTCCCGGTGATCAACTGGGGGAAGACCCTCGGCTACACGATCTTCGACGTCGAGCAGGCGCTCCGCGCGAACAACTGGGACATCATCGCGAAGAAGCACGAGTCCCGGAAGAAGAACTGGGACCTGGGCATCCAGAAGATCGCCTTCCTGGGCAGCGCCACGGACACGCGGGTGCCCGGCCTCCTGACGAACCCGAACATCAACCAGAACACGTCGCTCATCACCGGCTACATCAGCCAGCTGGGCGCCGCGGGCCTGCAGACGTTCGTCAGCACCCTGATCGCGACCTACTTCGCGAACACGAACTCGACGGCCATGCCGAATCGGTTCGCGATCCCCTACCAGGACTGGACCGGCATGCCCGTCCTGACCCCGGGCACGGTGGGGACCTACCCGGTGCCGATGATCGAGTACCTCGAGAAGGCCTTCAAGATGGCGGTCTCGCCGATGGAGAAGGAGTTCAAGATCATGCCCAATGCGTACTGCGACGCGGCCAACAACCCGGCCGGGCTGCACTACTACATGCTCTACCGGGACGACGCCGAGTCGATCCGGATGGACATCCCGGTGCCGTTCACGACCACCCAGCCCAACAGCCTCAACAACTTCGCCTTCCAGGACGTCGGTTACGGTCAGTACACCGGGACCAACGTCTACCGCAACCTCGAGACCCTGCGCTTTCAGTGGTAAGCAGGTCCCGCGGCCCGGCCACCACAACGACCGAGTCAACGAAACCCATGAGCACCCAACTGCAGACGGCGCCGGCGGCACCAGCCCCGGCGTCCCCCGAGGCCGCAAGGCCCGATCCCAAAGACGAGCCCGTCTCGATCTTCAACCGCAGCCCGAAGTTCGGCGACGTCGTCCACGACATCTACGAGCCGATCATCGCCAAGGACGGAACGACCGTCGGACAGAGGGTCAAGATCAGCTACCGCGCCGAGGCCGGGGCCTTCTGCAAGGTCCCGCGCTACATCGCGGAGCTCTGGATGAAGCAGAACCCCGACCGGATAGTCACGGCCGATTCTGTGGGCGCCCCGAAGGGCCACAATCCGGAGCGCGTCTCGATCCTCGAGAAAGAGAACGTGGCGCTGACGGAGCGGCTGAAGAACCTCGAGGGCCTGGTCGAACAACTCCGCGGCAAGTCCGGCTGATCATTCCGTCCCACGGCCCCGCTGGCCTCCAACTCATGTCCCAAGACTTCTCAACGACGAGGGAAGAGTTGGAGCGCCGCGCGGAGGCGCTCCGGAAAGAGATCGCGGCGATCGAGCGCAAGCGGGATGGCGTGACGAACGCCATCATCGCCCGGCGGCAGACGCTCGCGCGCCTGGAGGACCGGATCACCCACCTGACCGATCCCCTGCTCACGAAGGCCTCCGCATGACCTGCTGCCCTCCCAACAGCCCGTACACGATCCCGTCGGTCTCGAACTTCAAGCAGCAGTTCGTTCGCGATTTTCCGTATGCTGTCACCGCCTACGGGGCGGCGGCCACCGGGACGCTCTCGGGCAACACCCTGGGGTCGGTGACGGTCATCGGCGGCGGGGCCGGCTACCGGGTGGCCCCGACCGTGGTCTTCACCAACCAGCCCGGCGACACGACCGGCGCCGGCGCGGCGGGCACGGCCGTGGTCGGCAATGGGACGGTCATCTCGGTGACGGTCACGGCGCCCGGCGCCAACTACATCCTGCCACCCCTGATCAGCTTCGTGGGCGGGGCCGGCGACGACACCAACCAGAAGTTTGTCACCGACGAGGACATCGCGGGCGCCATCCTGGACGCGCAGTTCAACATCAACCCCGGCCTCTTCGAGAACAACACCTACTTCCAGCGGGCGTTCCTCTACCTGGCCGCCCACCAGCTGGTCGAGAAGCTCCTGATGGCCGTCGAGGGCCTGGCCTCCCAGTACAACTGGCTGACCAACTCGAAGGGCGTGGGCTCGGTCAACGAGTCCTTCACGATCCCGGAGTACATCAAGGACAACCCGTTCCTGGCCAACCTCTCGAAGACCCGATATGGTGCGATGTACGTCCAGATCATCTGGCCGCTCCTGATCGGGAACGTCCACTCGGCGCCGCGCTTCACGCTGCCATGAGCAAGTCGATGTCCATCAACCTCGACACGACGCCGATGCACCGGCTGTCGGTCTCGGCCGAGCAGGCCGCCTCGGCCTACATCAAGGTCGGCGTCCTGGGCGATTACGCGGACCGGACGCCCGGCCAGACCGGGACGAAGCGCACCAACGCCGCGGGCGGCAAGGAGGCGATCAACAACCCGAGCCTGGGGGCCATCCACGAGTTCGGCAGCCTGACCCGAGGGATCCCGCCGCGGTCGTTCCTCCGGATGCCGCTGATCAGCCGGCTGTCGGACGAGATCAACAAGGAGAGCCAGGAGACCTGGGAGCAGTACTTCGTCAATTTCGGCTTCATCGACCTCCTGCGGGCGATCGGCGAGGCGTCGCTGGCGGTCATCAAGGACGCCTTCAAGACCGGCGGGTTCGGCCGCTGGGCCAAGCTGCGGCCCTACACGATCCGCCGGAAAGGCAACGACCGGATCCTCATCGACTCCGGCCAGCTCGAGCGCAGCGTGACGTATGCCGTGGTGGCCCCAGGAGCCCCCAAGAAGCCCATCTGATGCCCGTCACCGACCAGATCCCCGTCAACCCTGGCCCGATCATCGGCGCCGGCACCCGCGACATCCCGTCGTCGGTCCGGACGATGCCGTACATGCGGAGCACGCTGGCCGGCTGGTTCCAGCCGATGACGATCACGGTGATCACCCAGGGGCCCGTGGTGGACGGCATCGTCACCCAGGTGGAGCGGCCGTTCCGGACCGCGGGCTGCATCGAGCCCATGAAGACCCGGGAGATCAAGCCTGGCGCCGGCGGCGTCCGGGCCTGGTCGTACTACATCCTCTACGTCGCCCAGGAGTTCGTCGCGGCCCCGAACGACAAGATCGTCCTCGCCGCCAAGACCTACCGGGTCATGGGGACGCGCGACTATTCGGAGTACGGCTATCGGCAATACGAGCTCGAGCTCTCCTACCAATGAGCACCGCCCTCAGCTATCCGCTCGTCCCGACCGGCAAGCCGGTCATCGCCCTCCTGGTGGCGATCCTCGTCGAGGGCCTGATGCTCGACCAGACGAAGCCGCAACTCGTCATCTACAACCAGCAGTGGCGGATGCCGACCGACCCGGGCCTCCACATGCACCTCGCCGTCCTGGCCCCGAAGCCCTTCGCCTTTCAGCGCACCTACCAGACGGGCGCCGACGGCTGCCTCGAGGAGAACGTGAGCGGCAACAAGGTCGAGACCTACGAGCTCAATTTGTATTCGAAGGACCTCTCGGCGCTCGATGCCCGCGACCTACCGGGCGTCGCCCTGATGTCGACCTTCTCCGAGCAGGTCCAGGAGGCCAATGACTTCCAGATCGCCCGCATCCCGGTCGCCTATGTCGACACCTCCGAGCAGGACGGCGAGGGGATCCTGACCCGCTACACCTACACCTTCAACGTCACCAGTGGCTTCTCGCGCATTCGCCCGGTGGCCGAATACGACAAATTCTCGCGCGCCGTCCTCGTCACCCAACCCTGATTTTACCATGAGCATCCCGGTCACCTCCATCGTCAACGTCTCGGTCGCGGCCTCGCAGGCTGCCCTCCAGGCCTACAACCCGAACTCCCTGGCCATCCTCTCCAAGGAGGTCCCGGTCCAGAACTACGGGCGCGGCGCCACGGCGACCGCCACCCTCACCACCCAGGTCATCTCGGCCGTGGCCGTCGGCGCGGGCGGCACCGGCTACCAGGTCCCGCCCCCGGTCTTCGTGACCGGCGGCGGCGGCTCCGGGGCGGTCCTACAGGCCGTGATCTCCGGCGGCGTGGTGATCTCGATCACCATCGTCAACGGCGGCTCCGGCTACACGAGCACGCCGACCATCGTGATCGGCAGCGGCTTCAACATCTACGTCGATGCCGCGGACGTCGGGACCGACTGGGGGACCTCCTCGGAGACCTACAACCAGGCCGTCGCAATCTTCTCCCAGAGCCCGAACATCACGACCGGAGGCGGGCAGCTGATCATCTACGCGATGAACTCGGGCGACACCCTGTCGACCGCCATGGTGGCCCTCCTGGGCCAACTCTACGTGGGCGGCGTCGTCTGGGCGGGCTATGCGCCGATCAACACCGAGATCTTGGCGGCCGCCACGGCCATCCAGGCCCAGGTCCCGCCGGTCATGCTGGGCGTCTCGTCCTACCTGCTCTCCGACCTCTATGCGTCGGGCCCGGGCATCTTCTACTCGATCCAGTCGGCCAGCCTCAAGCAGTCGCGCGGCCTCCTCTACACGGTGTCGAACGCCCAGGCGGCCCGGATCGCCATGGCGGCCTACATGAGCCGCCTCCAGGGGACGAACTTCAACGGGGCCCTCACGACGGCCACAATGAACCTCAAGCAGCTGACCGGCATCGCCCCCGACCCGAACATCAACACGACGATCCTCGCCCAGTGCCAAATCGTCGGCGCGGATGTCTACGCGATCGTCGGCAACAACCTCCCGGAGGTCCTCTCGACGGGCGGCAACGACTACTCGGACAACGTCTTCAACCTCGAGTGGCTGGTCGGTGCCCTGCAGGTCGGGCTCTTCAACGGGCTGGCCACCACGCCGACCAAGATCCCCCAGACCGAGCAGGGGATGTCGATCCTCAAGAACGCCATCATCCAGGTCCTCACCCAGGCGGTCACCAACGGTTTCGTCGCCCCGGGAACCTGGAATGGCGCCATCCCGTTCGGCGACCCGACGACCTTCCTGCAGAACATCACCCAGCAGGGCTGGTACATCCTCTCGCAGCCGATCTCGCAGCAGAACCAGACGGCCCGGCAGTCCCGGCAGGCCCCGATCATCCAGATCGCCGTCAAGTACGCCGGCGCCATCCAGACCGTCCAGGCGGTCGTCTACGTCCAGCCCTAAACCACCCTCTAAACCGGAGACCCAACCATGCCTCAAATCTCACTCAGCGGCCAAGACACCGTTCAACTCGCCGGACGGAATTTCACGGCGTTTTGCGACGGCGACTTCGCCTCCCTGACCTACCCGAACGAGTCCGTCGCCATGAAGACGGGCAAGAACGGCAACACGATCTACGCCCTGGACTTCCGGGGCCAGAACGGCGACTTCGCGCTGCGGCTGATCCGCGGCAGCCAGGACGACAAATTCCTCCTGGCCCAATACACCGCCCAGCAGACGGACTTCCCGTCCTTCACGCTGATCTCCGGCCAGTACGTCAAGCGAGTCGGCCAGGGCAACGGCGTGGTCGTCAACGACACCCAGAAGCTCTTCGGGGGCATCATCGCGAAGCGGGTCGAGGCGAAGTCCAACGCCGAGGGCGAGACCGAGCAGTCCCTGGCGATCTGGCACCTGAAGTTCTCCGACGCCGAGCGGGCGATCATGTAAGCCATGCCGAACATCACCATCCCCCTCAAGAGCGCCGCGAAGCTCGAGCTCCAGATGCCGAGCTTCGCGAACGGCACGCGGCTCTACAAGGTCCTGGCCAACGAGATCAAGGGCATCCCGTTCGACATGAAGATCACCTCGATGGAGGCCCTGGCGGCCGCGCCCGACCTTGGGCCCATCAAGGGCGTCGTCCTGCAGATCCTCGGCAGCGATGCCGTCGAGAGCGTCGTGTTCGACTGCCTGGCGGGCTGCCTCTACAACGGCGCCCGGATCACCCGGGATACCTTCGAGGATGAGCGGGCACGGGGCGACTGGCTGCCCTGCGCCTGGGAGGTGATCAAGTTCACGCTGGCCCCTTTTTTCGGAAGTCTGGATTTCGGGTCCGCCACCCCGCCAGCCGGAGCGACCGGCTCCCCGAAGTCGACATCGACGCTGAGTACAGCCACGCAATAGCGTTCCGCCTAGCCCGGGCCGGCTATGGAACGGCCCACCAAATCCTCGAGATGCCAGCCGACCTCGTCCTCGCCAATCTCGACTACGATGACTTCTGTGGAGCCTACGAGCGCGCCTACGTTGAACTGAACAAGGAACCCGCCACTTGAAAATCGCCGACCTCTTCATCGCCATCGGCTTCAAGGTGGGTCCCAACCCGCTGCCGGAGATCGAGAATCGGCTCAACGCGGGAGCCAAGAACGCCGCCCAGTACGCCGTCGCCCTAGACGCCGCGGCGGCCGCCCTGACGCTGATCACCTCGAAGGCGATCAACGCGGCGCTCAATCTCAACAAGTTCCGCTACGCGACCGGCGAGAACACCGACACCCTGCAGCGCTGGGAGTACTCGGCCCGGCGGGCGGTCGGGACCGGAGCAGACGTCGCCGGCGCCATCAAGTCCATCCAGGACGCCCAGGCGGCGATCGCGCTCGGCGAGGGCAACGTGGCGCCCTGGCAGCTCCTCGGCATCGACCCCCGGCAGGATCCCTTCGAGGTCCTGATGAAGATCCATGACCGGATCCAGAACCTCCCGGTGGGGGTCGCGCGCCACATCGCCGGGCAGTTCGGGATCGGCGACGACATGTTCGCCTTCCTGCGCCGGGCCGACCTCAAGCTCGAGGACCTCAACGCGAAGTGGATGATCACCCGCCAGCAGGAGAACGACCTCGTTGCCCTGAACCGGCAGTGGCAGGAGTTCGAGCAGCACATCGAGATGACATCCCTGAAGGTGGCCCACGCCCTGCAGCCGGCGTTCTCCCAGCTGCTGCCCCACATCGAGAAGCTCCTCGAGCGCGGTGCCGACTGGCTGGCGTGGCTGACCAGCGCCGACCCCAAGGCCCAGGCGCTCCGCCAAGACATGGCCGACATCGCCAAGGTCGTCCTGGTGGCGGCGCCAGCCTTCACCGCCCTGGCGGCGGCCATGAAGGCCGTCTCGTTGGCCATCGGGGCCGTCAACCTGGCCCTCACCCCGGAGTTCATGGCCTTCCTGCTGGCCGCCGACGCCTTCTACGTGGGCTACAACGCCATCAAGCACCCGCCGAGCCTCGGGGCACGCGCGGGCGTCGCTGGGGCCAATCTGGTTGGGGGACCGCTGGCCGGCATCGTGGCGGCCAATCTGGTGGCGGCGCGCGGCAATTCCACGAAGACGACGACCAACCATGTCACCGTGAACGTCAACTCGGCGGACCCCAAGACGGCCGGCCAGTCGGTGGTTGATGCCCTCAGCAAAGTGATGTCGGGCGCCCTCGATCAATCCGGCCCCGGGCAATAAAATGTCGACCAACATCATCCCGTCCGACTCGCCCTCGATCTACGCGGCACTGTCCTCCCTCCAGGAGCAGGCCTTGGTGCTGCCCAATAACGTGCCGCCGGGCGGGATCGCAGGCTTCATCTTCGACATCCCCCAGGAGGAGACCCTGCAGCTCGAGAGCGAGATCACCGACCATTACGTCGAGTCCAACCTGACCATCCAGGACCAGATCGCCCTTCGGCCCGAGCGCATCATCCTCCGCGGTCTGGTCGCCGAGCTCACCCAGAACAACCTCGGGGCCCCGACCGCGCAGTCGGCCCTCGAGGACGCCCTGCCGCTCATCAGCTCCTACCTGCCCACCCTGACGGCCGGCGCCCTGCAGTTCCTCCAGGGCCAGCAAACCGTCCAGCAGGGGGCGAATGCCGCGGTGGTCGGGACGGCCGCCAGCCTCTACCAGTTCTTCCAGAACCAGCAGCCAGGGGGCGCCTCGTCGGTGCCGTCGCTCTCCCAGCTGGCTGTCGCGGCCGCGAGCTCGATCGTGCCCGGCATCGTCTCGGGGGCCATCCAGCTGATCCCCGGCCAGCAGCTGGCGAGCTCGAGCATCTCCCCGCAGATCTCGGCGATCGGGTACTTCTACCAGCTCTGGCTGGGCCGGATGATCTTCACCATCGAGACCCCGTGGGGCATCATGGAGTCGATGGCGATCGAGATGGTCAGGGCGGTCCAACCCGAGGACAGCCCGTCGGTCACGGAGCTCGAGGTGCGCTTCAAGAAGATCCGGATCGTCGACGACCTGATCCCACCGACGCCCGGCATGCTGGCCGGGCGCGCCGCCAGCCAGTTCACCGAGACCCAACCGACCCAGCTGGGCAACATCGGCCTCCTCGACACCACCGACCAGCAGGAGGCCAAGTTCATCAACAACTGGAGCACCCTGCGGTGAATTGACGCCATGAAGCAACTCGACGGCCTCACCGATTCTGCCGCCCAGACCTTCAACCTGGTCCTGGACGACGGCACGATCGCGACCATGAACCTCTATTTCCGGCCCAACCAGCTGGCGTGGTTCTACGACATCTCCTACAACGCCAACAACACGACCTTCACGGCGGCCGGCCGGCAGGTCGTCACGTCGCCCAATATGGTCCGGCAATTCCGCAACCAGATCCCCTTCGGGTTGGCCGTCACCTACCAGAGCAACGGCGAACCGACCGGCCAGGAGGACTGGGTGAACGGCAACGCCACCATGTACCTCCTCAACCAGGTCGATGTCGGCATGGTCGAGATGAACATCTTCCCGGGCGACTGACATGGGCAAAATCTTCCCGACCTGGCAGCTCTCGGTTGAGACCGGGCCCTTTGACTCGAGCGGCAACGCGACGACGCACCTCGCTCTCTACCCGCCCTACACCTGCGAGTTCGACATCCGCCGCGAGTACCTGGCGTCGGCCCAGACCGGCACCTTCGTGGTCTCGCAACTCGGCGAGCCCACCCGCAACCAGATCTATAAGGACCGCTACGCGACCACCCAGTACGCGGCCCTCCAGTTCCGGGCCGGCTACCAGTCGCAGGGCGGCTTCCTGCCGCTCCTCTTCAACGGGACGCTCCGCTGGGCCTACTCGGAGCGCACCGAGCCCACGAACGTCCGGACCATCATGGAGGCCTTCGACGGCGGCTTCGCGATGGCGAACGCCCAGACGAACCGCAGCGTCGCCAGCGGGCAGTCCCTGGCCGACACCCTTCGGTCCCTGAACGCCGACCTCCCCAACATCTACCCGACGCCGATCATCGGGAGCTTCCCGCAGACCAGTCCGCGCGGCCAGGCCCTCTCGGGGCCGACCTGGAAGATCATCCAGGACAACATCCCGGCCGGCTCCTTCGCGACGATCGACAACAACCAGCTGAAGGTCCTCAACGACAACGAGTACATCGCGCCGCCGTCGGGCAATATCCCGGTGATCTCCAGCCAGACCGGCCTGCTGTCGCCCCCGATCCGCTCCGGGGCCTTGATCGTCTGCGAGCTCCTCTTCGAGCCCCGCCTGGCGGTCGGGCAACTCATCAACCTCCAGAGCACCGAGAACACGATCTACAACGGCCCCAAGAAGGTCATGGGGTTCTCCCACAAGGGGACGATTTCCGGCGGGGTGGATGCCAACGGCCGGGTCTGGCCGGGCTCGGTGGCCGGATCCTGCATCTCGACGGTTTCGCTCTGGGCCGGCACCGCGGCCCTCTCGGGCGTCGTTGGGACCTCACCGCAATGAGCCAGGAGAACCCCCAGTCCCTGAAGACGGTCCCGCCGCCGGACCTCCGCGCGCTCCTGCTGGCGCTGCGCCGGGAGATCATGTCGGACATCAACTGCTGCCTGCCAGGCACGATCGCCGCCTACGATGAGGGCACCCAGAGCGCCTCGGTGACGATCAACCTGCAGCGCCAGGTCGGCGCGACGACCGTCGCCTACCCGATGCTGACTGACGTCCCGGTTTTCGTGCTGGGGGGCGGCAAGGCCTACCTGTCCTTCCCGATCGCCGCCGGCGACCCCTGCGGGGTCTTCTTCTGCGACCGCAACATCGACGACTGGTGGACGACAGGCTCGACCGGCTCGCCGCCCAACAACCCGCGGCTCCACAGCCTCTCGGATGGGTTCGCGCTGGTCGGGCTCCGCTCCAAGGCTGGGGCGCTGTCCGGCCTCTCGGCCACGGCCGCCAGCCTCATCAATGGGACGAGTGGCATCAACGTCGACGCCAAGATTGGGATCTTCAACGCCGAGACTTCCATGCTGCTGGTCCTGCAGGACATCATCCTGGCCCTGACGGCTCTAAACTCCGTCAAGACCGGCGGCGACGCCTCAGCGGCCATCGCCACTGCCTCGACGGCAGTGACGAACCTTCTTGAATAGCAAGCCCATCCCGTTCAACAATCCCACGCGATGAGCCTCCCAGCGACGAACCAACCCGAGATCTTCCGCGGAGTCGACGCGATCACGGGCGACTGGCAGGCCGGCCAGGGTTTCGGCAGCTACGCGACGGCCGAGAATGCCATCAACCTCGACATCCGGACGGCCCTGCAGTGCTTCCTGGGCGACTGGTTCGCCGACCTGACCTTCGGGATCGACTGGGTGACGTACCTCGGCAACCGCGGCACCGAGAACGCGATCCTGCTGGCCGTCCGCCAGATGCTCTCCTCCCGCTATGGCGTGGTCGTCGTCAACGCCCTCTCGGCCTCGCTCAACTCTCTTACTCGCTCCCTAACCCTCGTCTACAACGTCACGACGATATTCTCGAAGACGGTCCTCGATTCCGTCGCGGTCAATATCCCCCTGGCAGCCTGATGCCATCTCGACCCAAAACGCGATAGGGCCGAATGGGCTCACCACCCAGAACATCTCGGACATCAACTCCGAGCTGCGGAACGGTGCCATCGACTTCCCGGGGTTCCTGACGATCTTCCCGGGGGCCAATGTCGACCCGAACTCTCCGGACGGCCAGTGGCTCGGCATCATCGCCCAGGTGGCGGCGGACCTCGAGGCCTTCATCGCCCAGGTCAATGCCTTCTTCGATCCCGATCAGGCCACCGGGACGATCCTCGACGCGCGCTGCGCGATCAACGGAGTGGTCCGCGAGCCCGGCACCTACACCCAACAGGCCATCCAGATCACGACGTCGGCGGCCGTCGTCCTCCAGGGCCTTGACCTCTACCCGGGGAGTCCGTTCACGGTGGCCGACGGCCAGGGCAACCAGTACCAGCTTGAGACGACGACCAGCATCGGGAGCGCCGGCACGACCACGGCGATCTTCCAGGCTTCGCTGCTGGGCCCCATCCAGTCCGGCATCGGCACCATCACGACGGTCTCGACCCCGCAACTCGGTGTGACGTCGGTCACGAATGGCGCGGCCCCGATCTCGGTGGGCGTCCCCCAGGAGACCGACTCCGCGCTGCGGATCCGGCGCGCGAACTCCGTCGAGTTGCCCTCGAAGGGCTACCTGCAGGGCCTCGAGGCGGCGATCTATGCGGTGGACGGAGTCGAGCAAGTCGTCGTCCTGGAGAACACCTCGAACACCACCGACGGCAATGGGATCCCGGGCCATTCGATCTGGGTCATCGTGCTCTGTCCGACTTCTTCGAACGCCGGCGTCGCCCAGGCCATCTACAACAAGCGGAACGCCGGCTGCGGCCAGATGCATGGGGGGGCCGGCGCCGTGGCGGTCCCAACGCTCTCCGGAACCGGCGTCGCCTCGGTGGCGGTCACCAATCCCGGCCTGGGCTTCTACGTGGCCCCCACGGTCTCCTTTGTCGGGGGCGGCGGATCCGGTGCGACTGCGACCGCCACGGTTAACACCAGCGGTCAGATCACCGCGGTGACGGTCACGGCGGCCGGCACCGGCTACACGAGCCTGCCGACCGTGGTCTTCAACTCGCCGACCATCCAGACGCTGATCAACCAGCTGGACGGCACCCAATTCCCGATCGTCTTTGACCCGCCGACCCAGGACAACCTGACCTTCACGGCCACCGTCGACGCCGTTGAGGGCGCAATCGACCTCACGGCCCTGAAGAACGCCATCGCGGCCGGGACCACCTACCTGATCGGCCAGGACGCGACGGCTTCCGGGTTGACGGCGCTCATCATGAGCCTCACGCCGAACGCCACGGTCTCCAACGCCCTGATCAACGCCTACGGGGGCACACCGGGATCCCTGAAGGCGCCGAGCGGCCCCAATCACCAGTTCGTCCTGACGGCAGGCAACATCACCCTCTCAAGCTGACCGACTCGCTGACGCCGCGAACTCCCCGTAATGAATCCGCTCCTGCTCAACTCTCCACGCGATAGCCGGCTCGCGCTTGCGGAAGTGCTTCACGACATTCTTGCCGTCGATGTTGATAGTGGCGTGGAAGCCGTGCGGCGTGCGGCAGACGCCTACTGGCAGGTCGTCGTGGCGCTTGGTGCGACGGCGCTTGTGGTTCTGGGAGTTCTGCTTCAGCGAGCAGCCCCGAAGGTTGTTCGGGAGGTGGTTGCTCGGATTGCCGTCCTTGTGGTCGACGCATTCCGGCCAGTGGCCGTGCACCAGGAAAAAGACCACCCGATGGGCCAGGAAGTGCTTGGTGACACCCCCGACCGTGACTTTGATCTGGGCGTAGGCGCGGCGCGACGGGCTGATCTCGCCGCAGGGGACAAGTCTCAGGAGAGTGTTCCCTCGGATCAGGAAGTGCTCGCGGATGTACAGACTCTCTTCTTCGGAAACGGGGCGTGCTTTCATCTATTGCGAAAGGCTAATCAATGCCCGTCGTAACTCAAGCCGTTCCTAATTGGCCCGTTGCGGGGGCTCCCACCGATGGACCGGCCCCTTCGGCCAATCTCATCGCCCTGTGCGCGTACTATGTGAGCCGGCTCATTGTGCAGTTCAACGGCAAGCCCAACGCCACGCGGCTGATCGCGCTTTTCGCCAAGAAGATCCTCTGCGACGACCTGGCGACGGCCGTCCTGAACGCCTACAACCTCCAGACGGCGGTCGGCCCGCAGCTCGATGTCCTCGGGAAGTACATCGGGGTCGGGCGCGACATCAACCCCGCGGTCCAGCCGAATCTTTTTTCGTTCGTCGACTACAATGGCGCGAACCCCCAGGGCAAGAATGGCTGGGCTCTCTACGATGGCTCCTCCGAGGCCGACGGGGCCTTCCTGAGCTACACGTCCTCCGGGGTCCCGACCACCAACCTGACGGACGACCAGTATGCCTTCGTCCTGCAACTCAAGATCGGGCTCAACATGCAGGACGGGACGCTCGCCCAGATCCAGCAGTTCATCGCCACGTTCCTTCCGGGCTTCGTCTCGGTGGTCGACAACCAGAACATGACGCTCACCTACAACGTGAACGTCAACGTGCCGATCAGCGTGCCGCTAATTGAAGAATTTCTCCCGAAGCCGATGGGCGTCGGGATCAACGTCATCGAGACCTTCGAGCGCATCGTCTTCTCGGGCTCCACCCGAATCGTCGCCGATGGCGACATCCGCGTCACCGTTTAAGCCATGGCCACAACCACCATCCCGGCAATCAGCACGACCCGCGTCCTCCAACTCTCGGACGACTTCTACGAGTTGGGCAGCGCCACCATCGGTTCGGCCAAGCAGCAGGCCAACCAGATTCCCCTCTGGGCTCCCTATGCCAACCTCCTCTCGACGTCGGCCTTCGACGTCACTGGCATCACGGCGCCGGTCACGGTTATCGCGCTGGGCCTCGCGGCCTTCAACGACGGCGGCGGCGGGACCTACATGTATAGCCCGAGCTCGACGGCGACCGTCAACGGCACGACCATTCTGGCGTCGAACACTGGGACCGGCCGATGGCTCGACGGGGCCAGCCAGATCCAGGCCGACTGGACCCAGGCGACCACGACCAGCCCTGCCTACATCAAGAACAAGCCCACCCTCGGGACCGCGGCCTCCCACGCCGCAACAGACTTCGATGCCTCGGGAGCCGCCGCGGCCGCGCAGGCTGCCGCTGAGGCTGCCAGCTGGCCGGTCGGAGCTTCAGTTGGTGGTGCGATGACCGGGCCGCTCAATGCCCTGGCCTCCAATCCTTCCGTGGGTGTCACCTTCAAGAGCGTCTCGACTGGGACCGATGGCTTGGTGAGCGGCGGCCAATTCCAACTCGAGACGCCGAGCCCCTATGCGACCGGCGGCAATGTCCAGATCCGGTTCGACCTCCAGGGCTTCGCGCGCATTCGGTTGAGCGGCAGTCCTTCGATAAGTTTGTCGCCAGCGGGGAGCGGAGGCCTCAAGGCGGGCGCCCAGCAGCTGCTGCTCCTCCAGAACTTTTCCGGATCGGCCTTCAGCATAACCTGGAACCCGGATTGGCAACCGATGAACGGGGTCGCTTTCCCCGCCTCTATCCCAAACGGGCAATCGATGTGGATCTGGCTCCTGTGCGGCGGCGTCACGGAGTTCGACGTCGCGGCCGGCGTCTTCGACTCCCTCGGCGCCGCGGTGGCGGCCCTAGGGGCCAACAACAACGCGACCTTCAACGCCCTGACGGTCACGGGTGGTATCGTCAACAAGCTCATCGGCTATCCGACCGGCAACACGATCGGGATCCAGTTCAACCTCTCGAATGCGGGCGGCGCCTTCGACATCATCCCGATCACAACCCCGACGGCGAGCTTCTCGCCCTCCGGCTCCGGCGGGATCCAACCGGGGGCACGCCAGACGCTCCTGATTTACAACAATTACGGCAGCACCGTCAGTCTGACTTGGCAGTCGAACTGGAATGGATCCTCGTTCCTTCCGACCACGCTGGCCCCCCTGCAGTGCATCATCGTCGAGCTCGGATGCCATGGGACGACCGAGACTTCAATCTATGCGGCCGCGTCGTCGGTGAGCGGCGGCGGCGGTGGTGGGTTCACGGCTGCCGGGGATCTCTCCGGATCGTCGACCAACCAGACCGTCATCGGTCTGCAGGGACGCCCAGTCAGTAGCGTCGGACCCACTCCTGGATATGTCCTCGGCTGGAATGGAACAGCCTGGGGGCCGACTTCGCCTGGCGGTGGGCCGCCAGCCAACAACTTCAACATCCTGGCCTACGGGGCGGTCCCGAACAACCCCAGTTTGGCGTCCAGCAACGTGACGGCGATCAACAACGCGGTCGCTGCGGCCATCGCCAATGGAGGCGGCTGCATCTACTTCCCGGGGCTCGGAAACTGGTATGTGACGGCGCTTCCAGCCTACTCGGCCTCGGTGAGCCTGGCCTTCATTGGCGATGGGATGTCGGTCTCGAACATCGTCGTCCAGACGGGTGGCCAGAACGGCCTGGACGTCAACGTGGGATCCGGCGATGCCGGGATCGAGATCCGCGACCTTGG